CGAGTTAAACTCGATTGTTACTCCGCTGACCGTTTCGTCGAGGTCGGCACTTATGCCACTATCCGCGAGGTTGCCCGTAGCGTCGAGCATAGCCAGATTGCCAGCTACGGCTCCGACGACCTTGTCGGCCTTGTTCGCCAGCTCGGCCGCGGCCTGCTCCTTGTAATACTTCGCGTTGTTCTGGTAGTACGGGCTTCCGGACGTGACCGGCGTGCCGTTCTGCTCGCCTACGGCGTAGCCTTCCGCCTTTAAGGCGTCAGTTTCCGCGCTCTGGGCGTCCGTGTGAGCCGCTACGGCGTCATCGTGTGCAGCTCCCGCACTCCCCGCAGCAGCCACCGCGTCATCGTGAGCTGCGACCGCGTCGTTGTGTGCGTCGCTCGCCGCCTGTACGGCCTCGTCTCTGGCCTCGAGCACTTCGTCGACCCAGCTCTCCCACGGTTCCGGAGGATCTCCCGAGCCGTCCACGCTGGCCTCGATGATGGTCGAGTAGGTGATGGACTTCGCGACGACGTCGTTGACCTTATAAACGAGCTCCGCCTTCCCGTAGCCGGCGATGGCCACGTCGGAAGCGGTCACGATCCAGCTCACGACCTGACCGTCGAAGCTGACCTCGCAAGGGTAGCCCGCCGGGTCGCTCGGGCGCTGGTGGTCGAGACGGAACTCGCCCGCCCCGTAGAGTGTCGGCCAGTCGGCCGCGTTAATCTGCACGCAGACCGCGCCGTTCTCGCCCTGGTGTCCGATCCTGATGGTGTTAAGCTCCGGAGTAATGATTCTCATGTTGTTCCTCCTGTTAGTTGTGATAATAGATCAGCACGAAGCCGTCCGAGCCTTTTCCGCCCTTGCCGCCTTTGCCGCCTCTGCCGCCCTTTGCGGCCGGTCTTGAGTTGTTCGCGTCCGGGAAAGTCGCGCCAGCTCCGGCGCCGCCTCCTCCAGATCCGGGACCGCCGCCGCTTCCACCTTGGCCAAGGTTCGGAGTCACGCTCGAGGCGACCTGATCGCCGCCGTCACCGCCGTCTCCGCCGGCCACGGTCACATACCACTTGTTACCGACGTGGACGGTGTTGAGGCTCATGTCTCCCGCGCCTCCGGCCGTCCCGTTGCTATGCGGCGAGGGATATTTTCCAGCGCCGGCGCCGTTGCCGCCCGGGCAGGGCCTCATCTCGATGGTGACGTCGCCCTGGTAAATGTCGTGGCCTGTCCAGAGCATAGTGTGGGCCGGAGTTATCGAGGGCGAGAAGTTTGGCCTTACAGGCTTGACGTACTTTTTTTCGAGGTAGTCGTAATAGCCGCCTGCCGCGCCGTAATACCCGCGGAGCGACGTGTCGGGCAGACCCGGGCCTCCATAGATGTCGCCCGAGACGAAGTTGACATACGTCCCGTCGAGATCGTGCACGTCAGAGCTCCAGCTTCCGAATGTCGTGTGGTCTCCGTCCGCTCCAGGCAGGCCCGCATTTCCTCCGGCTCCGCCTGCGCCCAGGCTGACCGCATAAGACCCCGAGAAGGTCGTGCGGATCATGTTGTAGCGTTTGGCTCCGGGACCGCCTTCGCCGTACTGGCCGGGTCCTCCGCCCTGACCGGGCTGGCCGGACTGGTATAGCAGATAGATGTCATACGGCGAGGTCTGCACCGGCGTCACGCCGGAGTTGTGGCTCGCGTCCTGACCGTCTTCGCCGTTCGTTCCGCCGGATCCTCCGGAGGCGCTGTCAAAGATCACGATCATGACGTCCTTGCCCTCGAGCTCTGCGTCCGAGTAGGTCCCCGTCAGGTTCCCGCCCAGCGCCGTCTTGTCGACGATCTTGAAGGCGTTGAAGGTGTTGCCGAAGTTACCCGGCTGCCAGTTCGAGACGATCTCGGCCTGCGCGGCAGCTATGCCGGATATGGCCACCGATTCCCTGGTAACGATCCCGCTCGCCGGATCTCCGGCGACGTCGTTATACGTCACCATGTCGCCGGTCTTCGGCTCGGCGTTTATCAGCTCGAACTTGTAGTTCTCGATCCTGGCGTTTGCGTAGTAGTCGGCCAGCCTTGCCAGTACGTTCGCGGAGTTCGCGCTGTTGATCAGCGTGTTCTGCGTGACGTGGATCTCGGAGGTCTGTCCGGTGATCCCGGTCGCCGCGTGGAGCTCCTGTGCGTTGTCCTGGTATGGCTGCCCAGATATAACAAAAGCGACCGCCGCCGCGGTCGAGATTATGCAGTAGTTACAATGCGTTGTGATGGTGTAGTCCGTCCCCGGAGTCAGAGGCGTCCCGCCCGGATCAGCGACCACGATGGTCGAGGGCTGGATAGGTTTGGCGAAGAGGACCCGCCTGTTGGCGAAGGCCGTGAGGTTGTCCGAGAAGTCCGCCAGGATCTCCATCGCGGGCTTTGTAGAGGCTACGAAGTCGTGCTCGACCACATAGACGTCCGTCACGGTGTTCCCGTCGTAGTTTATCGAGCCCTCAAGGCTCAAGACGTCGTCCGAGATCGCGACGGCCTGCTGCGGGTTGTTGTAGCCTATAAGCGGGTAGCCGTCCGTGTACTTGAGCACGCTGGCTCCGTATGCCTGGAGTATCTTGTGCAGATTGTCCCGGGCGTCCTTTACCAGCGGCAGCCATCCGACGACGATTATGTCCGCGAGATCCTGCTCGACGTAGTAGTCGCCGGTGTTGGTCGTGTACTTGTAGAGAGTCTTGACCCCGTAGGTGATCGTGCTGTCATAGTTCCCGCCCATGATCTCCGCGATCAGATCTCCGACGTCGACGCTGCCGTCGAGGTACATACCTCCGGCGTGCTCGACGCCGATCAGGAGCCCGACCGCGCTCGTGGCCGTTATATGCCAGCGATGGACCGAGAGCCTGCTGACGGACTTGGCGTACATCGTGACAGCCAGAGCTCCGTCCAGAAAGAGCCGGATCTCGGACCCCTTGGGGAGGTCCTTCCAGTTCTGCTCCGCGAGATCTATGTCCGAGAAGCCGAAGTCCATCTCGTCGGCCGTGAGCTGGTCGTTGATCGGGCTGGCCTCGCGCTGGATCCTCGGAAGGTCGTCCAGCATTATCGCGTCATCATCAATCGTGTAGGTGTTTCCGTTGTAGTCTATTTCGATATAAGCGACCATATCAGAGCTCCGTCAGCGTGATTTCAAGGCCCTCGAAGACTTCCTTGTAGGTGTCCTGGAGTGCGACCACCAGTTCGCCCAGGTTGACGAGGTACGTCCCGGAGTGCGTCGCGCCGGTCTTGCTGTCCCACCAGACGACCGTTGACGTCGGCGTCGTGAAGTACGCGAGGACCGTCGGCAGCTCCGTCGACTTCAGGGCCATCAGCCGGACCGTGAGATCCTGTTTTTCGGTTATGACGTCGGGACGGAAGCGTCCGCTCCTGGCCACATATCCCTCGTTGCCCTCGACATAGCGAGGAGCCGCCTGGATCAGGCCATACTTCTGAATGTAGGCTTTGATGTCCGTCCCGTTGACAGTAAAACTATGTGGTAACAAGGCTCGGGCCCCTCCTCTTGGCTTCGTTCTGGTAGCTGTTATAGGTCGCCTGCGCGAAGGCCTTCCCGTCGATGTTCAGCGATACAGTCAGGTCTCCAGAGCTCGAGGATCCTCCGGCGCTGGCTCCGCTAAACGAGCGCCCGCCGCCGGACGTCCCGGAGTATGCCGAGGTCGTACCGTAGCTTTCCTCCGTCATCTCTTCGGAGCCCTTCTTCCAGAACATGATCTTGTCCGCCAGCCAGCCGACCTTTTCGGAGACCCAGTTGCTTATAGAGTCCCAGACGGACTTGATACCGTCCCACAGGAGCTCGAAGGCGGCCTTGCCCGCGTTCCAGAGTCCCTCGCCGAGTCCCTTGAGGGCGCCCAGGATCGCGTCCGCGAAGCCGGCGAAGTCGCCATCTAACAGCGCGAAGACGGCCTCGACGACCTTTACGACCGCGTTGAGGATAGGCTTGACGATGGGCATGATCTTGTCCATGACCTTCTTCACAGTTTCGGAGATCTTCGGCATGGCCTTGATAAGCCAGTCAAGGATCTCCATGATGTAGGGCATAAACTCGGCCATTAAGCCGTTTTTTAGAGCGCCAAGGCTATCTTCCACCTTTGTGAACATATCGTTCATAGCAGCGCCGTTTTTGACCGCCTCGTCGCCCATTACGAGCCCGAGGTCATGGGCCTCTTTTGCCATATCGGCCATCTCTTCGCCGGAAGCGTTGAGCATGGGCGTCATCTCATAGGCGACCTTGTCTCCGAAGAGCTCCGCTGCCTTCGCAGCACGTTCCTCCGCGTCTTCCAGCGCGTAGATCTCCGCGAGGGCGTCCTCCATGTTGAGGTCCGTCCCCTCGAGCTTCTTGGCCGCGCTCTCGAGCGTGCTCATGCTTACGCCGGACATCTCTGCCGCATACGCGAGCTCCTGATAGCTCTCGGCGTCCATCTTCATTCGCTGGCTGGCCTTGTCGATCTCGTCGGCTGTCGCCGCGGTGTCTTTGGCTGCCGCGACCATCGCAGCGCCTACGGCAGTCGCTCCGGCGACCACTCCCGCGGCCCATTTCGCCGCGGTCTGGATACCGGACTTCAGCTTGGATCCGAGACCCTCGGCCTCCTTGCCGGTCTTTGATATAGACTTTTCTGCTTCGGACGAGTCGATTAAGATACTGCCGAATAAGCGAAAAATCTCCATAAAATCTCCTTAAATCTCGTCAATGTCGACCTTGTGGAAGCCTTGTGCGAACATGACCGCGATTTCTTCCTGTTCAGCCATGACTTCGGCCTCGGTCTTCGCCTTCTTCGGGCAGACCATATCCCGGAACTCGTCAAAACTTATGTGCTGGTATCCGGAGATCCAGCGCTGGAAGATCCGCTCCTCGTTGTCCTCTTTCTTGGAGGCTATTATCAGGTCGATGGCTGCGTCCGCGTCGAGCTCCTTGACGTATTCCCACGGATAGGCTCCGAGGAGCTTCAGGGCTTCCGGCCAAGAAGTCCAGAGAGCACAGTAAAAAAATTACGGAGATCGTTTTCCTCCGTAAGCTCTTGCAGCTTTGTCGCCAGCTCGTCGAGCTCCATGTTCCGGACCTCATCCGGATCGCACTCGAACGGACCCGCGAGCCACTTGTAGATAAGATCCTCGCATTTGTTATCCGCGAAGACCTCAATCAGGGTCAGGACCCCGAGGATCCCGGCCTTCTGCACCTCCTCCGGCTTCTTTGCGAAGCGCTCGATCAGAGGTACGAGTTGGTCTTTAAGGCCCGACTTCTGCACGAGACGAAGGGCCTCAAAGACGTCAAGGGTTTTAAGTTTTCTCATGTTCAGCTCCTTTTGTGGTGTCGCTTACGCGATGTCCGGCATATAGATCTCGAAGGGGATATCGTCGAGGTCGGAGACGTCGTAGTGCGCGGTGAGCGTCACGGGTACGCCTGCCTCGTTCTTGTCCTGGGCCTGATAGGTCAGACCGGTCAGGGCGAGGACGTTCTTCAGGATGATCACGATGGGATCGCTGGATCCGGAGATCGTGCCGACCCACGCGATGTTGCTGACGTAGTCGGTGTCAGCTATGCCTTCGCGGGCCGCGAGCTTCGAGTATCCGGAGAGGCTGGTCGTGGTCGTGGTGTCGCACGCAGCCAGGGCGAGCGCGAGGGCCGTCTTGGTCGACTCCTTGATAGTGAACGCGAGGGTCGCGGTCCAGCTATCAATGGTCTCGTAGCCCTTGGTCGGTCCCTTGGCTCCGTCGACCGAGATCTGACGGACTTCCGGAGTCGCCGTGAAGGTCGTGCCTCCAACGGTCGCGCCGATCAGCTTCGACGACGAGGATCCCGGAGTGTCGGTACCCATGACCCAGCCCTTGTAGAGAGCCCCAGCGTCGAGCTGGAGGTTCTTCTTGGTGGTCGAGGTTAAGCCAGTAATTCTTGCCATTTTGGCCTCCTTGTTATTTGTAAAGGCGGATAAGGAAAACGAGCCGCTGATGGTTCAGCGTGTCGGTCTCCTCGCTGACCGGGGCGCGGCTCTGCTGGTAGCAGGTATAGCCCAGGTCGCCGTTCAGGTAGTACCAATGGTCGAGATCCTCCCAGATCTGATCCGCGAGCTTTTCGACCGGCTCGGTATTCTGTCCGGGGCCGAGGACGTTGACCTCGAGCGTGGTCTGCCAGAGGTTCTCGTCGTCGATGACGTTCGAGAGCTCATAGACCACGAACTCGCCGGTGTTGCCGCCGCGAGCGGTCCGGTAGAAGACTTTGCTGCATTTTCCGAGTAGTTTGGTTTGGAGCGCCTTCCGGAGCGCGATGGTTATAGTGTCTGCCATTTTGTCACCACCAATCGAATCTCCAGCGAGGTGTCCGAGAAGCGCGTGTCGATCACGCGATACCGGACTCCGGCATAGTCCAGATAGATCTGGCCGTCATAGTCGCGCTTGTCCGACAGGATGATGACGTACTCCGCGGTCTCCCCGCGGGACGCCGCAAGCGTTTTCTCACGGTCATTTGCTGATACAACGCGAGCGAAGACCTCCCTCCCGGTGAAGGTGTCTATCGCGTCGCCTGCGCTCGAGGTTGTGGTCGTTGCAGTTAAGAGAGTGACGTAGTCCTGAAACATAGGCGTCCTCCTTTACTGTTCCGGCTCTGTGATATAGTCCTGACGCATAGCGTACCCGTCGCGGTAGCCTTCGTAGCGGCTCCGCCAGATCTCGCCCTGGCCCATGAAGTTGACCATAGCGCGAGCGTAGAGCTTGCACGCCTGCGTCACGAAGGGGCCCTCGGCGTCCACGACTGTCTCCAGGATCCCCGCCTGCTTCAGATCTTCCTTGCAGGCGTCAATGATCTCGTGGAGATCGACGGTCCGGGCCATTGTGGCCGGGGTCGGCGTCGTCGGATCCAGGATCCCAAGTGAGGTTTTTACGTTGTCGATGAGCGCCATCTTCGGCCTCCTATTTCTTCGTTGCTGTCTTTTTCTTGGTTGCGGGTTTCTTCGCCCTGGTCTCCGGGGCTGTCTTGATCTCGGTCTCGAGGATCCTGATGTACTCGGGCGTGAACTCCTTCAGCCCGGCCTCGGGGATCTCGTAGATCTGCCCGCGCTTGAATATGCCCTTGCTGGTGACGCAAGTCGCTCTCATTTCAATTTTCGGCATTTTTCTTCGCCTCCTTGTCCCTTGTAGCGTGATAGATGGCTTCCGTTACGATCATCTGGCCGACGTGTCCGAGAGGGATCGTCGAGTCGCACCAGATTTTGTAGCCGAGCTCCCGAGCTCTCCAGCAGAAGGACATATCCTCGCCCGCGTGGAATATCGGATCGAACCATGTGTGGTAGTTCAGAGCCACGTCCACGAGGACCTTCTTGGAGATCATCAGAGCGCCGCCTCCGCAGGCCGCGACCTCAAAGATCTCGCCCGCGGGGTAATCTTCGTAGCCTTTGACCACGGTCTCGTCTTTCCCTTCGCCCGGTATGAACTCTTTGAAGATTACCGGAGTGAACGGTGAGCCCCGCCTGAAGTAGAGCCCGGTCACAATGTCCTTACCGTCCTCCATGTGCTTCATCATGCGCTCGAGGAGATCCGGCTCGAAGACCATGTCCGAGTCCAAGAAGAGGACGTAGTCGGCGTCGATCTGGAGCGCCTGCTTGCAGAGGTTGTTGCGGGAGTCGTAAATCAGCGAGCCGCACAACATCGAGACGGTGCACTCGCCGACCTTCGCCAGCGTGGCAAGGCTTCCGCAAAAGCCCGCCGCCACCTGATCCATGCAGGGGATAGCTATTAGTGTCTTCATTTTCAGCTCCTTCCCAGCTCCTGATAAAAAAGGGCGACGCCGGAGCTGATGAGCGCCGCCCTAATTGCTAAACCGTTAGCCGGTTGTAGCCGGTTAGGCCTCCTTCATGATCTGAACGAAGGCGTCCGGAGCTACGACGTCGACCGCGACATACTCGCGTCCGAGGATCTCGATGAGGTCCTGCTTCTTGAGCGAGAGATCGTCGAACTTGAAGTCGATGGCGTCGCCGTTGGGGAAGTTGGCCAGAGCGCCCTGACCGAAGTCGCCTACGATGGCGTAGGGGACGCCGGTGGTGGCAGCGCTGAAGGCCGTGATGGTGTTGTTGAAGACGACCGGGCAGCCCTCGAACGGGTCAGCGGGGAAGCTGGCCGCATACTGGGCAGCCTTGAAGCTCGCCCAGGTCAGCTTGTTCATGACCACGACGGGGTTCTCGCACTGATCGGAGAGCTTGGCGAGGGCCTTGGCGATGGTGCCGAGAGCGATCGAGGCTTCCTCAAGGACTCCTACGGCCACGTTGGTGGTCGGAGTGTTGGTGGAGACGGTTCCGCACGCCTTGATCTTCGTGAGGAGATTGTCGGCCGCCGCTCTGGCGATCCTGTACGTGATCTCGTCGTAGACGTAACGGAGGAACTCTTCGCCGCGGAGGTCATAGACCTCGTCGGAGATCTGTACGACCTTCTTGATGGAGGCCGGCTTCATCTCGACGATACCGAGCACGAGGTTCTCGGGGTTGATAGCAGCGGCGCCCTCGGTGTGCGTGGTGGCAGCTTCGCCGGAGATCTCGAAGGAGACCTTCACGTTGCCGCGGAGATAGCTCTTGCGAACGAGGGACATGATCCCTTCCTTCTCCCAGGCGTTCTTGACGATATCATAAACGAACTCGGGGACGGGGACCTGTCCGCCGGAGACGTTCTCGGTGAGGAGCGCTCTGCACTCTTCAGCCTTTCCGGTCTTGATGTACTCGGCGTAGGCGTCGATGTACTGCTTGCTGTTTCTGATTTCGATGTTGTCCATCTTGTTCTCCCTTTCTTCGATTACGGGTTCAGTTATAGGGGTTTCAGCGACCGCTTCGAGCTCTTTGGCTCTCTCTTCGGCCGCGGCGCGTCTGGTCTCCAGCTCGGCCTTGATGGCGCGGGCTTCCTCCAGCAGCGCGTTGGTGTCGGCGTCTTCGGCCTCGCACTCGGTGGCTATGGCAGCCATGCGGAGCTCGAGGTCCTCGCCGGTCATTTCGGTGTAGTTCATTTCTTGAATACCTCCGCGAGTGTTTTGATTCTGTTGATGTTGTCCTGACGCTGACGTTCTGCTTCTTCAGCTTCTTCGGCTGCGCGGATCTCCTCCTTGGCCTCTGCGATAACTCCCTCGCAGTAGGCTCGCGCCGAGATCTCGGTGGCGTCGTTTGCCGGGATGGACACCGCCGAAACGTCGTATAGTTTGCCGATCTTGGTGATCGTGCGTAAGACCGTAATGATTTCGATTCCGTTCTCGATGTGGGACTCGGTGGTTCTCTCGTCCTCCTCGATGGTGAAGCCGAAGCTCATCTTCGTCGTGTAGCCTCCGGCTATCTCCTCGTAGAGCTGACGGCCCAGCTCGGTCCCGCCCAGGAAGGCGCGGGTAAACAGGCCGACCTCGTCCGGACGGACCTCGAGCGTCTTGTTTGAGATCCTGGCGAAGACGCGGCCCTCGTGGTTGTACTGCATGATGACGTCGCTCATGTCGCAGTCATCAAAAGCACGCGGGTCGACCTTCTCCCAGACCTTGTAGTCGCCGCCGTCCCAGAGCAGGTAGGGCGAGTCAAAGACCGAGGCGTACCCCTCGACGATCATGTCGGTGTCGCCTTCGGCTCTGGTTGCGATATTCTTTTCGCTGACATCGAAGGACCTATACTGACGGCCCCTTTCGAGCTTGTCTTCGAGTGATTTACTCATCGTTGCTGTTCTCCTTTTCTGCCGCTTCGGCGGCCTCCTCTTCGTTGAACTCGTTCATTCCGTCGTTGCCGTTCCCCATCGTGTACTCGGCCCTTATGTAAAACTCGTCGCCGCCTTCGATGGGATCGAGGTTGAAGATCTCGCGGCCTTCGTTCCTGTTCAGGATCCCGCGATCCATTAAGCCCTGGACGACCTTCAGCTTGTCGGTCACGCTGGCGTACTGGAGCCGATTGGCGGTCATCTCGACCCTGTTGCCGTGGCTCTTCTGGACCGGCGTGTAGAGCATATTGGTCAGGACCAGCGCGAGCTGGAGCGCGAAGGGCTCGATGTTGCCCTCGTAGAAGGCGCTCCACTCGTCGCTCGTGAAGCTGTTCTGGAGGACCTTCTTATTGGCGCCGAAGTAGTTGTAGACGCTGTTCTGGACGGCCTCGATCTCTGACGCCGCGATGGCGTAGGGCTGCGAGGTTATCTGCTTGACGTCGCTGTACTTGGTATCGAACAGCGCGATCCCGTTGGAGTTCTCCAGCGAGAGGTTGTCCTTTGCCCAGCGTTTGCGCTCGGCTTCCAGATCGGACGGCTTGAGCGCCTGGGCGAGCTTGCCCAGGAAGCGGACCGTCGCGCCCTGCTTTATGCCCTCCTTAATGCCCTGTTCCTGTGTCTTCAGAAGGTCGAGGGTAGGGTAGAGGGCCGAGTTGTTTTCCCCGAAGTATTCGTTCTTGTAGAAAAACTTGTTCAGGATCCCGACGCGCTCGAACTCGATGGCCGCCTGCTTGTTGTTGGCGAACGTGAACACGACGTACTTCTTGTTGTTTCTGTCGCGGATCTCTGCCTTCGACGGCTGCACCGGATAGAATCCGATGATCTTCTCGAAGTAGCGGTCGTAGAGCGGAACAATAAAGGCCGTGTTCTCGCACTCCAGGATCGTCCTGACCTTGTAGAGGAACTTGAAGGTGTCCATCCACGGGTTCGGCTGATACTCCAGGATCGTCTGGAGGTTCTTGTCCTTTGTCACGACCGGCCTGATCTTCGCCGAGTGAGTCGCGAGGGCGTGGATGGCAGCGCGGCACAGTCCGGCCTCATAGACTCCTCCGTTGAAGGATCTGAAGACGGGCTCATAGCCGACGAGCGTCTGGAGGTACCCGGCGGTCGCGATCTCCACGCTCTGCTTCGGGAATAAACTGGAAAAAATGCTCATGTGGTCTCCTTGTTCAGGTTGACGTACTCGCCAGCGTGGTCCATGAGGGCCCGGTAAGCGCACAGGAACGCCACGGTTCCGTCTATGCGCTGTGTCCGGTCTCTGGACTTCACCGGCTGTATATTGCCGTTCACGTCCGTCTTGACGTGAGTGTTTATCAGGCACCATTGGTCGACCGGGCTGTCGGATATGATCCGCTTCGCCTGAAGGTCGGCCTTCATGTTCTTCATAGGCTCCGATAAGGTCAGGACGCCCTGCCGGATCGGGATCATCGCGTTCGGGCCGAACTCCGCCCGGAACTCGCCCAGCAGCTCCTCGGTGATGTGCCACGGGTCGTAGGCTATGTAGAGCGGGTAGATGTCCTCGGTGTACTTGATCTCCTTAAACCACTCGAGGAAGATCCGCTTCTCGCACCGGTTCCCCGGACAGGTCCTCATGTAGCCCTGGTCAATCCAGAGCCGGTAGGGCACTCCGTCGCGGCCGCGCCTGCTCCCGGTCTTCTCCTCGTCTTCGAGGACGCTCTCCGGGATCCAGTACATCGACCGCCGGTAGATCTTCGGATCCCCGGGACGCTGGCAGATTATCGTGGCAGCGTTCAGGTCCGTCGTGTCGGCTGCGTCGAAGCCGCCGATCCCGTAGTCGAACTTGTAGCCGGCCAGTAGATCCTCGAGCTTGCCAGGGCTCGCCGTCTCGTCGAAGGTCAGCCAGGCAGACTCGCTTGTCTGCTTTACGTTGAAGTCCTTGACCAGGACCGTCGGTTTGAAGCTCGGATCGTCCTTTGCCTTCGCGACATTTTCCCGTAAGAACTCGCGGCTCTTAATTGAGCCCAGTCCCGGGTTGGCCTTTACCCAGAGCGGCTCCTTGTCCCATTCGTCCGGACTGTCGAGCTCATAGACGAACGGCAGAAAGCGCTCGTTGACGATCTCGCCCTTCAGAATCTTCGAGGCGTACTCGTACTGGGCGTCGAAGATACTGTTCCTGATGAAGCCGTTGGTCGTTATGCAAAACAAAAGCGGCTGCTTTCGCGCCGCCATGCCCTGTCTGATCAGGTCGTATAGGTTTCTATCCTTGATTGCTGCGAGCTCGTCTATGACCGCCCCATGCACGTCCAGTCCGTCGAGGCTGTTCGTGTTGCTCGCGAGGGGCTTTATATACCCGAGGTTCTTCGGGTAGTACAGATCGCTCGCCCGCTTATCCGTATGCTTCATCAATAGCGGCGACTGTTTTCTCATCTTCAGGCAGGCGTCGAAGCCCAGCTTCGCCTGGTCCCTCATTGTCGCGACGTTGTAGATCTGCGGAGACCCTTCGCCGTCATTTATCAGGAGATCCAGCTCGACGCAGCTCGTCTCGGTCGTCTTGCCGTTCTTTCGGCCCTCTATGATTAGGACCTCGTTGTACTTCCGGAGGTCGTTATCATCTACGAAGCCGAAGATCGCCTCGAGCCTCGCCTTCTGGAAGAGCTCCAGCTTGATCGGCTGGCCCAGCTTCCCGGACGGCTGTTTGCAGACCCCCTCGATAAACTCTATATGCCGCCGCGCGATGTCTACGTCGAAGTGCCAGCGCTCCGGACTCGCGTAGTCCTCCAGTAACATCTCGGCGACGCGCTTCATCTTCTCGCACGCGACGATCTTGCCGTCGAGGATCTGCGAGAAGTACAGCTCGAAGTCCGTCACTTAAAGAATCGACCCTCGAGCTCGTCGCTGGTGTCCGGTACATTCTCCAGCATATCCGAGAGAGCCTTCATAACAGCGACGTAATTCTTGATCAGCGTCATGTAAACGTCGCCCTCCGAGCTCCTTTTCAGTCCGCGCTGGTTCTCCCCGTTCTGATATTCCTCGGTCCAGCCCTTTTCGCGGATGATTTCCTGGAGTCCCCGGAGTTCTTTGTCCATAAACTCCGCTTTTTCCAGTAAACGCTCGGCTCTTTCGCGCTTTCCGCCGGATAATCGCAAAACTTCGGCTTTTGTAGTCGAAAAATCTTTGTTTTTTGCCATTGGTTTCAGCTCCTAAAAAACTACACCGGTCAGCAATCCCTGATCGGTGAAAATCGTTG